TATTCCACACTAATAGTCTAAAAACGTAACTGTGCCAAGTGTGCCAGAGGTTTTTTCTTATCACAGAAAAAAATAATAGGGGCAAATATTCTACTATACGTGGCACGGCTACCTATCCTTTAGCCCCATTTTTGTCACAAATGAGATGCTTGACGCATTTGTGCCATAATTGATTATTTTCTTTACTCCAGGCCCCTGCAATTCAATATCCGCGTACGGCTTCCATTGTTTACGTATCAGATTTAGTTCTAAAATCAGATTCGCCCATTGTTTGGGACTTATGTTTGTCGCTGCTATAGTTACCTTTTTCATAATCTATACACAATTTACCATCTAGGTGGTCCATTTCGTGCTGTATGCACCTGGCCTCTAAATTGTAAAATGTTTTCTTCTCCTCCTCTCCTTTTTCGTTTTGATACTTTAGAATGATTCTAATGTGTCTTCTAACATCACCAGTTTTACCTGGAGCTGATAAACAACCCTCATTATCACGTAATGTTTCATCAGATTTCTCTAAAATTTCTGGGTTAATAAATACTTTTTCGTTAGTTTGGCTGCGTGAGCAGTCCATTACAAACATTTTTTTCTGATAACCTACCTGTATTGCAGCCAGTCCAATACCATTATGTTGGTACATAGCTTTGTACATATACTTAATAAGTCTGCTAGTCTTATCATCTAATGGAAATTCTACCGGATTAGATTTAGTTCTTAAGAATACATCCGGATATTTTACCAACTCTATGTACATAGGCACCCCGCAGTCTCCCGTGAGGCACCTATTCGGCCGTTATCCATTATGGATTCCATTAACTCTGCTTATATGTCGGTGACTTAAATATTTTTAAGCTCTCCGTTTTTAATACTATTCTCTTTGGCTCTGGTGAATTGATCAGTTTTGTTTCCTGCAACTCAACTCTTCTTACAGCTTCCAAATGTCCATCCATTGTCTCAATGTAAATAGGGCAATCAGATATGATTGTACCCTTTTCATTGTTAGTGAACTTGCCTAGTATCTGTTGAAAGTCTCTTATTCTCATCTAGTTTCCTTCCTATTATTTTTATTAGTTCATACCATTTACGACCCCACATCTCTCTCATATCTCCAGATGTTTTCCAATAAGCGTTAGCTATATTATCCAGTCTTTTCTGGTCTTGTTCTATAATACTCATCAACCCTCCTTAAAAAGTTATGCATATTTTTTTTAAACTCTTCTCCCTCAATAATAAATTCCTGATAATAATTATCGACCGTACACATCATCACCACACCTTTTGTAATTTGTGTATTGAATAGAATATTATGAGCCATAGCATACGCTGCTAGCTGAAGTTTATAATCTCCTATCCACTCTGGTCTTTTAGGTTTATTACTTTGTTTGAAGTCTATGATTGCATCCTGACCCTTATGCACTCCGACCAAGTCTGTTTGGCCTGCGTACAATCCAGGATAATATAATGTGCATTCCGTACCATAATATTCTGTTACACTTGATAACCCACTTTGAATAATTTGAATGGCCATATTGTGTGCTTGTTTACCTACATCAGTTTGATCAAGATAGCCTTCCTCTAATACATATTTTTCAAGGATCTTGTGCATCGCCGTTCCACGCTCCGCGGCACTCGTTTTAATTCTCTCGGCAGCCTCTTCACCAACCCGTTCCTTCCATCTCAACAACGATTCGCGCTTCTCGGCTGGTTGTGTAGCATCGAGAATAGTTGTCACCGATGGTAACTTCTCCTTATCAAACACATAATGACGTTTACCTTCTATCTTTTCGCGTTGAGTCTTTGGGTATCTATACTTATTATTTTTTTTCATATATTTTTTAAATCCTTGATATCATTTAATTTATTTAACTTCTCTTGTTTTATTTCATAAAGCGGTGCGTAAGTCTTAAAAGAAGTTCCATCATCTCTTTGTCGAAGATCTCCCTTGTTATAAAAGTCAGCAGTCTCTAAAAATTTTTTCTTATCTAACCAACCACAAAGTTGTACGGTCTTTGTGTTACGATTTATATTTACAAATAACAAAACATCAGAAGATATTTCTTTTTGATAGCCAACAAAATTGTGTACCCAATCATCTCTCATATCGTGTTTACGAAGCATAGATTTTACATCTACCTTTTTATTATTTACTAAAATATCAGTATCAATTCTACCTTCATTATAATTAGGAGGATCCATTTCTAACAATCGATGCACAGTTAAATCTCCAATCAAACCTGTGTATTGTTTTTCATAGTTACCATTAAATCCAGAACTACGGTTACCAAAGTTTTTATATTTTAAAACTTCAACTGCTTTTTGTCTGTCATCATTATGTATTTCTATATTAATCATATTTTATTGTGTGGGGCCCGAAGGCCCCTACTTAACTAGTGTATTCTAATCTCCTCTTTGTTTTCATATTCTTTATCTTCAAAGAATCTAGACAATCTAATTTTTTTATTAGCTGATAGACCAGTATTAAAGATAGCTTGAAATTGTGAAATATAATCTTCAGTTGAGATTGCTCCTAACAATTTAGCTCCTTTAGATTTCATAGCAGCTTTGAACCTAGCAAAGTCCCACTTGGGACATTTGTCAGCTACAAGATAAGCTCTAATAAAACCTCTCTTCAAAGTTTTAGAGTTATCCAATATATTATTAATATACTGCATCTCGCTTGCTATTCTATCAAAAGTAATTAAACCATTAGCAGGTATTTTAAATCTACCTTCTTTAAAATCATCCATTGTGTTTGATTTTAAATTAACTTGATTATTAAATATGGCTACCGCTTCTTGTATTGGCATTTCATATTGTTTCACTTTTGACTTTAGGATCATATAATCTTTTCTTTGATACGTGCAGAAAAAATTTAAATAATCATTATAGTTCCAACCCGATCGATTAGAATTTAATAATGCCATATCGAATGCATCATTAGAGTCTAATATGATATAGTATATTTCTAAACCTAGATCTTTTCTAGCTTGAAACGTGTGATGACCATCTCTTATATCCATACTTTTAGTTACAAGAATTGGTAATTTTAAATCTTTATGTGCGATAGCTTTTTTTATTTTAGCTACGTGAGAAAGACTTATAGGTCTATTACCTTTTGTTTTTTTAAATTGGCTATACTCTTTTGTAATAAAACAGTTAGCCATCTTCTTTGCCTTGTTCATATATTATTTCCTTTTGTATATATGTTGCATCGCACTCAATACACGCGTCGATGTTTTACGTGATTTATTACATAATAAATTCATTTAATTAAACTCCTATAGTGATCTAGATTATAAATATTATTTCTTTTTTCAATCGTTGAATAATGTTTTATGACTTGTTGTATCTTTTCTAACTTAACGTGAGCAAAGGGCCATATTACACAACACACGTGAAAGGCATCACGAAATACACAACGCCACCTATATTGCATCTTGTGGCCATTCTTCCTGGGTTTTTTATTTAAGGTACCGCAGCCTAAAACTTCTGTCAGCCATATTAATACAGACTCATCCGTCATTGCAATTTCCATAGAGATACGCCAGCAATTATATCTATTAACTTTGTTACCTTTTTTCTTACGTTCAAAATATTTTTTATAAGTAATGGTCCCTTCGCCATCAAACAATCCTGCAATATATGCTGCTTCCTCACTTGTCATTTTTCATCCTTATATAAAACTTCTGTTTTGTCATTGTAGCCATCATAATAATAACCAACGACCTCTTTTTTTCTGTTATATTTTTTTTTAGATTCTACTTTCTTGGGTTTAAATTTTGGAGTTCGGAGTTGTTGGGCTACAGGATTCCGTTTCACTGCAGCCTCGCATATTTGGCCATTTCATTTAACTCCTCAATCGTAGGTTCTTTTATAGGAAGCTCACCTTGTGATTTACATTTATCACATTGAATGATCATATTATAAACTTTGTTATAACCATTGCCCTTACACTCTGGGCAAATATACTTATGATTAGCTACCTTTATTAGCTTTGCCATTTGATTTACCACCTTTGTTGTCCATAAAAAATCTAATTAATCTACCAATCATTTTAGATCTGGTCCTGTTTGTTTTATTTGCAAGTACACCTAGTTGTTCCCAATCATTCTTGGGTACAGACAGTGATTTGTATTTAGCTGGATCAGCCATTTGTTTCCTTTCTTGTTTTGATTATTCTCACATATGGGAATTTATCCTAAAATAAATAATTTGCAAGTAAATAATTTTTAAGGTAATAAGAAAGTCTCTTCTCACACCTTTTGTTTGTTCGTCCCTTTTTTGGGACGGGCAGACAAGTTAGAATGATTCTTAAGTAACTACTTTACCTTCGTCTTTTTGAGGAATACAGGTAAATTTAGGATACAACTGGTTGTTGTTTATTTCTTCTTTTGTAAAATTACCCTCTGCATATATAATTTCATAAGATTCAGTTAAGCCTGCACGTATGCAATCGTGATGATCTGGAAATACTTTTGGATAATCTTTGTTGGTGTAGCACTCTCCGCTCATTGCAGAGCAGATAAACACTGTTAGTAAAAACTTCATCTAACGCCCTTGGCCCTTATAGCGTGTCAATTTTTTTTGTAATTTTTTTTTCTTGTTTAATGATTTTGTGTGGATCCCTCTACGCTTCTTGGGTTTATCTCTGGGTACAAAGTGTGTAAATTTTTGTTTGGCCATTACTCCTCATCCAACCATTCTTTGACAAAAGGTTTGGCACCTTTGGGTGTAGTTATAACTGGTAGATAAGTTATCTTACCATTGATGTGCTGTTCTAGATCTGAACCGCAGCTCATACATCTAAAAAATACTACATCGATATTTACCATCATAGTAAACTGATCACACGTTGGACACTTACCATTAACAACTTCTGTTTTAATTGTGATTTTTTTATTTTTAGGCATTACTCAAGTATTAACTTTTTTATAGATAAAGATCCATCGATATTTGTTTCAAGTTCTGCCATAGATTTTATGCATTGATATTTTATGTGCGATTTAGATTCACGCTTCGCGACCCTCTTACCTTTTAAACAATCAGACATTGTAGCCTGTATACGGGCCTCCTTGATCTCTCCGTTGATAATCATCAATAAAGCTACCACTAACTCTGTCATTAATGCGCTCCGGTTCCGTTGGCTCTTACTTTATCTTTTAAATCTTCAATATCTTTTAATGCTTTTTCTAATTGATCTCTTAAAAATTCTATATTAACTTTGTTAGTCATATTCATCTCTTGAGTCTCTTCCATCTTTTCTACAGACTTATATAAATCTTCTAATAAAAAATGTTGCTCCTGGTCCACAGGGACCTGTTCAGATTTTTTTAATAAATCATTTGTAAACAACTCACGTGATGTCTCCAGAGATACTAATCTTGAAGTCAGCTCCGTATATCCGAGCACGCCCATAGCAACTAAAATTATTAATGACGCTACCGTTTTCATCGGCATCTGCACAGCTGCAGATTCAGATATGTTAAGTGGTTTATTGCTCATCTTTTGGTCCTATAAACTTGTCACCCATAAGTTTGACATCAGGATTTTCTTTTTTATAATCATCTTTTAAATCATCCCAAAGACTGCCATCGGGTTTCTTGTTTTCAGGAATCACTATACCAGAGCATTTTGCAACCAGCAAATGGAAGTTTGGATTGTACTTTAAAGTAGGGTTTTTATTGACTTTTCCACACATTTTCATCAGCTCTAGCTGCTGTTTAAGTTCCATATTTTCTTGCTGTACTTTTTTAAAATCATCAGTGCAGGCTGAACCTAGGTAGTGTCTCCAAGTTAACCTTAACGACCTATCATCAGAAGGACTAGTATAATTATTATCGGGATTAAAATGCCTATAACTGTTTTCTGAATCTCTTTGTTCGACTGATAAGCTAATATCACCAGTGCTACAAGTATTAGTACCGTTATTGAGATAATCATTTCTACTGTGTGCAGGTTTTATAAAACATAACAACACAAATAAAACAATTAACACACCTGTAAAATAATA